GACTTACCTTCTTTTCTTTGCCATGCTGGCGATTTACTTCCTGATGCAAATTGTCTTCTAAACATATGTTTTAACGTTAGTTGGTTTAGGTCCTTTATTACCCGCTTGTCTTTTTCGTCTGACAGCACTCGCCTTTTGCCCTTTTGTCATCCGTGTGGCTTTTGCAAGTGGAACGCATTTTGGATATTTTCTTTTGCTCCCCTTCGATCTTCCGCACGGTTGATACTTCCCGTTCTTCTTCGGAGCTCCAATGTCTACCCATTTCTCGGCTACCCATTTTCTTAAACCGCCTTCTGAATAATAACTACGCACATCTTTTCCTTCTAGCTAAACCAGCTCTCATCATTCCACCGTCTTTAGCTTTTTTTCTACCGCCTGGTTTTATTTTACCAGAACAAACTCCAGAGGCATACATGTTAGCATATGCAGAAGGATATACTTTGAATTTTCTTTTCGCAGCTGCTTTTCCTTTTGCACAAAGTTTAGCCATTATTTTTTATCCTTCATAGCCATTGCCATCATAGATGGTTTTTTCTTTTTGTTATCTTTTTTCTTACCTCTTAACATAGCAAAATCTTTTCCAGTGATTTTACCATCACCATCTTTATCTAATTTTGCTTGCCCACCTGATAAAAAACCTTTTCTAGTTTGTGTGTTGTATCTTCTATTACTCATTTTATTTCCTCTTAATTAAGTCAGTTGCTTTAAGTCCGTAAACGCTTGCTATGACGCCCACGAAAATTGTCTGATACCAAAATGGAAGTTGTGAAAAATATTCGAAAAACAATTTCATCTTTTCCATTGCACTTGGGTCATCAGAAAATACTGCCCATGATAATAATGCAATAGGGACCGAAAGTAAAATTAAAATGAATTCGTCTTTCCAGTCCGATTGTCTTGCTTCTAATAATTTACCTTGATATTCTGCTTCACCTCTTGCCATTTTTTCAGCATGCAACATTTGTGCATCCGCCATAAGCATTTTAGTCTTTTGACGGTTTTTAAAAATGTGAGAGCCAGCTTGAACGGCTAATTTAATAGCACTGAACCACATATTAGTACGCTTTTGATTTTCTTTTCTTCTCTGCTAATACTGCACCTTGACCTTGAACTTCTTCTTCAGGTCCACCGGTACCAATATAGTTGAAAGCTTTGTCAGCAGTTGTTTTTGATCTAGGATCAATCTCAACTTGTTGCTCACTAACTTTTACATCAGTTATTTTATCTAGTTTTTCCATTTTATCTCCTTGGTTTAGATTTTCCAGCCTCTGATAAAGCAATTGCAATCGCTTGTTTACGACTTTTTACTTTTTTCTTCGACTTACCTATAGGAAGTTCACCTTTTTTGAATTCCCTCATGACCTTTTTAACCTTTTTTTCAGATTTTGTCATTTTTTTTCTCATTTATTCGTTTCCTCCTCTAAAAATTTTTATTTTTGGCATCATTGGAGCAGAATTTTTCATCATTGAGTCTGTACTTGGTAAAGTTTTTGATAAAATTGTCTTTTCAATTGATGTATTAGCTCTCAATTTTGCTAATTCTTCGTTTTGTTCAAGTTTTTCATCTTGATTTGCTTGATTCATCATTGTTTTCATTTTGTCTAAGTTAATTTTTTCATCAGACTCTTGTTTTTTACGTTCATTTTCCATTGCTCTAAGATCTAATTCTCTTGCTCTTAATTTAGCGATAGGATCATTGTCAAATTGTGAAGTAATTTTCTTCTCTTCGTTCATAAATTCTTCCATCATCTCAGCAATCAATACTGCTTTTCTAGATTCTATTTTTTCTTGCATCATTTTCATTTGCATTTGCATCTGTTGAGCCATTTGTGGATTCTGTTGCATCATCATTTGCATTTGTTGTAACTGTTGTAGCTCATCTCTATATTCTATTTCAACTTGTTCTTGAGCCATTAAAGAAATATGTTCAAAAATATTTTTCTCTAATGATGCCATGACCATTGGATTGTTTCTTGCAATGTTAGTTGCCATGAAATTTAAGTGAGAAGTAATATGTGCTCTATGGTCTTGACCAGGAAAAGCTTGAAACTGTCTACCACCTAAAGCATCAATGTGTTCTAACGCAGGATCTTTTGGCATTGGTTGCATTGGTTTAATTAACACTTGGTCGATATTTTTTACACCTAATGCTTCATACATATTTCTGTATGCTGCATACATATTGTGCATTTGTGGATTAGAAGTTGCCAGTTGGAGTTCTGTTTGCGCAAGTGAAATACGCTGTGTTTGTGAGAAAATGTTAGGGTCAGCAACTGGCAATATATCTACACGATCATCAAAGTCTGTTTGTTTAATCATTCTTTGACCCCCAACGACATCATACGGATATTCCGGCGGTAGATATAACTTGAATACTCTAGCTAAAATTTTAAATTCATTTTTTAAAGCTGAGTAAATTCTTTTATGAATAGCAGACATAGTTCTTGAACCACGTTCTAATAATGCAACTGTAGTTCCAACTGCTGCTTGTTGATTACCATCACCAACTTGTAAGTCAGCAATAGATGCAAATCTTTGACCTGCTTGAACGACTATACCCATCAAACTTAATAATGTTTGAGAAGGTTCTTTAAACGGAAGCATCATAAATGAATCTCTTAAATTTCCTCCAGGTGCATCTACATCTCTAAATTCTCCTGGTTGAATTGATTGTGCATCATCTCTAATTCTAATACCACGCATTTTAAATCCTGCTGGTAAATTAGATAATGTGCCTGCATCTAGTAATTGTCTTAATGCAGTTGTTGCAGTTCTTGATAAACCACCAATCATATGGATTAAACCAAAACCATAAAAACCTAAACCTGGTAAAAATTTGAAATGTACAAAGTATTGAATTTTATTTTTATTAGGATCACCTACTTCATAGTTTCTTCTAATAGATAATATTTCTCTTGATCCTTCTTCTAGAGTTACAATGTATGGAATCTTAATTCCTGACGGCTCACCATTTTGATCTGTATGTTCAAAACCTTCTATATCTAAATCTACGTGACACTCTAACAAAGTAAATACATCTTCATCTTTTCCAGATTTAGTTACTCCTTCAAGTTCTCTTTCTTTTTTCTCAACATCAGTTTCTCTATCTTGTGGTTTACCAAGATCAACATCTCTATAGAAACCACTAACTTGTTGTTTTCTTAAATCGTTTTCAGAAACTTTTACACGATGAATAATTGCTTCCGCATCATCTAATGAGGTAGCTGTGTACGGAACAATTAAATCATCTGCAGGTACAAACTTTGAAACAGCCCTTTGTTCCATTTCATCGTAGTATACCTTTTTAAAAGCAGAACCCGCTAAAGGTAGATTGAACAACATTTGATCAAACTCCGGTTCATACTCTTTCATTTTTTCCATGATCTCGTAGTTCATGAAATCTTTAACTCTTTGTGCTTGGTCAGTTTTTTCTGGAGTAGGTACTCCTAAAATTTGTGTTCGTACGGGTCCGTCTGCAGGAAGTAATTCTTTATATGCTAATGCTTGAAACTGTGTAACTGCTTCTGCTAATACTGGATGTGTTGCACCAGATGCACCTGCAAATGGTTCAGTTCGATTATCATATTTAAAACCTAATAAATCTAAACCAGTTGTATAAGTTTTTTCCCAATCTTTTCTAGACATAGAATAATCCATGTATTTAGAATTAAGATCAGAAGCTAGTCTTCCTAAAACATCATCAGGTAAAAATTCTGCAAGGTTTGCATAATGCTCATCACCACCTTCAGGTGATGCAGCTGCAGGATCTAAATTAATATCAACAGAACCATCTTCGTTCTCTTGTATCTCTACATCATCAGGTGACTGTTGTTCTTCTCTAACTTCTTCAACTAAAGTTTCTTGAAGCTCTTGTTCACCTGGTATTTCAAATTCTTTTCTTGGCTCGTTTGGAAGAGCCTTGTCCATATTGTCGTCTGCCATTTATTTTCTCCGTATGTTCGACAGTTTTAACAGTATTATAAGAAATATTCAAGCCTTGACTCTGGGGCCCTGATTTCGGAGGCACAGTTGTCGTTAACCTTTTAACCATTATTCCTTTGACTGGCTTTTTAATTCCCTCATTGCTTGCTTAAATGCTGTTCCAAAGTCAACCCCTTCTATATCCATGATCTCTTCAATCTTCTCTTTAAGAGCCAAAGTATCAGGATCCTGGGAGCCTTCATTGTAATTGACTCTGCCGCCTGTTGCAAATTTAGGAAAATACTTTTCTGCAAATGTATCTATATCCATACCGGTGCCTTCTTTACCACCTGCTTCTGTATACATTTTAAATACCATTGCATTATATTTAGTGTCGCCACCTTTTAAAAAATTAACTCTGCCACCTGTTGCATACTTTTCTAATTCTTCATCATATTTTTTTATTTTCTCAGTAGCCATGATTCCGGCATCTCCAAATAAAGGTTGAACAATATTCATATATTCTTTTTTAGAAAGCTCACCATTATCATAAGCTTTTCTAGAATACTCGCCAACTAAATTAACATATGTTTTTGGAGAAAATGTTTTTGCAGCTTGTGAAGTATTTAACATATCTAAAATTTTAGAATAGTTTTTTGGTTTGGATTTTGGAATTGTTGGCATTACAGTACTCCTGCAATACCGCCTTTAGCTAGTTTTTCTTTTTCTTGTTTTGCTTTTTCAATTAGCTGTTTAAGTTTTTCAGGATCCATAGTGAAAGGTTTAGCTTTACCTTTTTTATCTTTAACCGATTGAATTTCTCTGTATCTTGCTCTGTCTTCAAGATCACCAGCTTCTCTTGCATCAAATGGATTGCTATAACCTTTTTCAGGAAGATCTATATATTTCTTTTTACCATCTTTCATTTCATATGGTTTCTCATCTCCCGCTGCATATTTCATTCTGCCACCATACATAGCCATTTGTCTATCTTGATCTGTTTTCATTTTTCTTTTTGAAAAATATTCTCTTGAAAAATCTTCTAAAGATCCACCGTAGCCATTTTTCTTTGCATCTTCAAATTCTTGAAGCATCATAAATAATTCAAGTTCAAATTCTTCTTCAGGAGTTTCACTAGCCAACTTAATTGATGGTGCTCCTTTTTTTAAAGAGTTGATACCACCCATATCTTCGTATTCTTCTTGATCTCCTTCAAGAATATCTTCTTCGATTTCACCGAGCTCGATTGCTCGCATCATATCTTTTAATCTTTGTTCGTCTTCTCTTGCCATAATTCCTAATAATACACTTTTGGCTTCTGTTGTAAAGGCTCATCTTCATAATCTTCAGGATGGTGAATTAGACCACCTTGTCTGAATCTCATTACTGCTTGAGTCATAGAATCCACTAAATCATCATGATCTCCGTAAGGAAATGCGGCGCATTCTTCAATAACTTCTTGCGCAAATTCTAAATCTGTAGGTGCATATATTTTACCAGATTCAAATAATGGAGATACAGAATTAACTCTTGTATGTTTATCATTACCACGAGACGGTGTAAAATTAATTACCGGGATACCTGCTTTTCTTAATTCATAAGTAAGTGGGAGTCCTGATGCTTTTGATTCTACAATCACTGTTTCCGGATTCCAGTAGCCGTATTGATCGAGTGCAATACGACGTAACT